ATCGGAACTCTATTGTAATGTAGCCTCTAACACTACTCAGGTTGTACGATTACAATCAGACCGTAATATCCGTAGTGATGTAGGTGGTTCATCAGGCTGTGATCTTCAAAAAGAAAATATGACCTATCAACAAATAAGGGTTAAGGCTTGGTTTGAAAATGAGGATGGAACAAAAACATCATTAGAAGTTGGAGCAGATAAGGGACAAATACGTGAAATGTATTGGTATAAAATACCGAAGGATACTAAACTTTATAAGAAATTAGCTACCGAGGCATACAATAAATGCTTACTTGGAACTTACAAAGGATCCGTAACAAAGTATTTATATCCATTTATTGATCTGTTTTATAAAGTTGAGTATATTGATATTCGTTTTCCTGACCGATCAGGTAATTATGTTTGTACCGGAATTGATTTTGATTTTGATCAGAACGGGATGAAAGAAGTTTGTAAATTAGCTTTTTTGGATGATGTGATATTAAGTCAAGAATTAACAGTTAGGTATGAGTAAATTACATAAATTATATACCCAAAGTGATGAATTTGCAGCCTATTCATTTTATTGCCCGGGTTGTGAATGTCATCATCAAATTTGGTATAAAGAATGTCAATGTAACCGGTCATTTGCTTGGGAATTTAATGGGAATATAGATAAACCTACTTTTGCTCCTTCATTATTGATAAAATATCCGGTTTGGATAAATGATGTAAAATCGGAAAGGGTTTGTCATTCATTTATAAAGGATGGAATGATTCAATATTTATCAGATTGTACTCATAAATTAGCAAATCAAACAATCGAAATACCAGAATATGAGTAACGATACAGACTTTCAACGAGCTTTAGAAACTATCATAAAAGGAATAGTAAAGGGGGCTATTTGCTTTGAGGGAACAATCCAAAAGGTTAACACTGATTATACTTGCGATGTTATTGTTAGTAAAACTGTCTATCATAACGTACCTGTTGATGTTTTAAAAGGCAAAAGGGCAAGTTTATATTTACAACCAAAAGTAGGCACTAATTGTAACTTGACATTCAGAGATGGAAACATCCAAAGACCTGTTATAACTAAGATTCATGAAGCAGATAAATTGTTAATTGATATTCCCGAAACGGTATTTAATGGCGGTGCTCATGGAATGGTAAAAGCAGAATCAAATGTTGAAAGGCTTAATAAGATTGAAAAAAAGGTTAATAACATTTTAGATTCATTAAAACAAATTTCAATACCTTTGGCACCATCGGGATCATATCCCTTTGCACCTTTATTTGCAACCGAAATGAGTTTAACAGAAACAAAAGAATCTGATATAACGAATGATAAGATTAAACAATAATGAAAGAACTGAAATATGATATTGAAAATAGGGATTTAGTAATTGAAAATGGAACTTTTGTATTTGAAGAGCATCCATCAGTTCAAAATGGTGGGATTTTATTATATGGTCGTGTTTTTAGTCTTAAAAATGCTTTGTTCGGAGTTGGCATGGAGCAAATAGTAGGCTCTCCTAGTTCTTTAGTTGCTTATGAATTAAATCGATGGAAGTCTCAGGTAATTAAAGACGGTGGCCGGGCTTTATGGTCAGTTATTAACAATAATGGAATTGCACAACTAAAAACGGAGGTAAATTATGAGTAGTTATACCGTTAAAGCAGGGGAATGTTTCAGCGATGTTGTACTGAATTCCACAGGCTTATTATTAAACTGGGACAGTATTTTAGAGGCAAATTCCATATCAGACTGGACTCCAATATTAACACCCGGGCAAGTTCTGATAATTCCTGATGGCTTACAAACCGATGTAAATACAATTAGGGGACTTTCGATTTATCCGGCTGTTAATAATTCAATAGCTAATATATACACAAAGATATTAAATGTTGTAACTTCGATGCTTGATAATTGGATTTTGAAAACAGGTTATTGGAATAATGAAGGAATTTGGAAGGATGATAGTTTATGGATACCGTAAAAAATGGCAACTAAGGACGAAATATTAAACAATTTAGCATCATTACAATTCGATAATGATTCTGTAACAGCTCCACACTTAAAGATAGCTGAAGGGGTTGGAATTTGTATTGACAACACTATTACAGAATTCTCAAATACTGAAGCCAATATAACTGAGATTATCAATTCACAGCGATACGGAAAAGCAGGATATTACATAGAAAAGGCTTTGAACTATCAGGAAGGAGATAGTTTGGTAATTGATCCTGTTACATTGGATTCTGTTTATGCTGATATTGATCCAACAAAACGAATTATAAAACAGGCTGCATTCGAAGAAACGCCACAAGTATTATTTCTTAAGGTTGCTATTGAAAATTTAGTTGGTGAAATGGTTGCTTTAGCCGGATCCAGATTTGATGCTTTTTGTGCTGTTTATAAATCTTGCGAAGTTGCTGGAATTCCTGTCATTATTATTTCGCTTGATCCAAATCAAATTAACTTCTCAGCAAAGGTTGGGGTTTATTCAACTTACGATCTTGCAACGGTAAAAACTGGAATTAAGGCAGCAATGACAGCATTTAAAAAGACTTTTCCTTTTGATGGTATATTTTATTCAGGCGATTTGGAGGCCTATATTAAATCAATTGTTCCGGGGATCAGGGATTTTCACATTTACGGTTGTCAGATTTACGATACCAATACCGGATTATTTATTGATTTTGAAGGTGAACAAGCTCTAATTGCCGGTTATTTTGTTTATAATTTATCCGGTCATGATTCTGATTATTTTGTAGATAATTTATTAACTTATGAAACTGTTTAAAACCATATCATACTCAAAGATGCTGTTAGAAACCTTAAGAGGGTTTTTCACGGTAAATAAAGACGGTGATATTACATGGCTTTATAAGTTTTGTTTAGCTTGTATTTACCCTTTGCAAACTCGATTTGATGCTTTTGTAATAAGCCGTGACCGGTCAAAAATCATAGCACAATGTAAATGGACTATCGGTCAATTAACAAACACTTTAAATTATCTTTTTGATCCAACTTCAAAGCGAATAACGATAACTCAATCGGTTATATCTATCTTTTCAGCTCCTGATCTTAACCAAACTGCTACAAAGTTTGTTCCTGATTTCGGATTGGCAGCTACGGTATTCGCACCTGATTGGCATGCACCATTACAAAGAACGGATTTAATAATTTCAATACCAACTGCAATTTATACAACTGAAATAGATTCAGTTATTGAACAAATAAGATTAGCCGGTACAACTTATTCAATAGTATTAACATGAGTGATTTAATAAAATTCCCATTTGTCCGTAAAACATACGGAATGACCGAAGAACCAATATCAGTTGGCGATATAAAAGCTGCAAATCAAATCCTTTTGTCAGGGTTAATCAATTTAGCTGGCTTTATTGAGGGTGATTATACTTTTGTTATTCTATCAGGATTGAATTTGAATAGATTTGGTAATTATAGTGCCGGAGTTGCTATGCTTTATAGTAAATTGGTTTATTGTACCGGAATTATAGGGGGAGGTGGTCATTATATGGTTAACCAGGATACCGATATAGAACCTCAGTTATTTGGAGATTCAGTAACCAGAAATACATATACACTAAACCAGGGGATCGATACAACTGATAGTTCATCGGCATCTCCTGAGTTTATAGGGGATATGAATGTTTACAGGATCGGAAACTCTTTTATTAAGAATCAATTATTAACTGATGAAGGTTTGCTTTCTGATTTATCTTCAGATGTTCTTCATTTGTCAGGTGCAACTCTTCAAGAACAACCAGCCAGACTAAGGGAATTTACAACACCTAACAATCTGGGCGATGCAGATTCTCCGCTAAATGTTAGTTGGAGTGGTACTATTAAAGATAATATCTATTGGAAAGATCAATTCGGTAGGGTGAGGGTTCAAGGTCGTTTAAAATGGAATTCCCCTACACAAACATTTGCTTGGCCATGGGCTGTAGAAATATTTACATTCAGTGCAAATTATATCTGGAACAGGCCAGAAGATATGGATTATTTATTTTTCTGGATGTTTGATTATAACAATGGAAATGTAATTAAATGTAGGATGAGAAAAAGTACCGGTAGGGTTCAGGTAGAAGAGGGCACTTTAACAGAAAATAATTATTATTATTTTGAATTTGCATTTACAAAAGATAATTAACCATGGCACGAATAATATTAGTTGATGGAATATCAGACCCGACAAACGGGAAAGGAAGTGTTATTTTGGCAGCTCTAAACTCAATGTTTGCTGATCTTTATAGTGCATCCAGTGTTCCAACAAAAGCAGCCGGCGCAAGCACAGATCAGGTGATTGCAATAGCAGCAGATACGCTGATTTTAAGTGCTTTTGTTAATAAAGTTTCTGGCACTCCGATAATTAAGATCGGAACCACAAATGGAGGTGAAGAAATACTTGCAGCTACAACCATAACAGGTTGGCAAAAAATATTGATTGATTATTATTATTCCGGTGCTGGGAATTTATATATCGCGTTGTCAGGCGGTGTAGTTGATCTTAGAATTGACAAACTTTTAAATTATATGGCATGAAAAAGCTAATTACAATAATAATCTTAATTCTTTCTTTGAATGTTTTTGCACAAGGGCCATTGATTATAACAAGGCCTTATTCATTTACGACTTATTTAACGGCCAAATATGGGCTTGTGGGATTAAACACATGGCTTTTACCAACTGATACAATAGCTGGCAGGGCTTGGGTTACTGCTCATTTCACAACCGGAGGCTCTGCTTATTATGCAGCCGGAACAGGGATAACATTAACATCTCAGACTTTCTCACATACTGCACATACCGGAGATGCTACCGGAATAACAAGCCTTACGGTAGTTTCTTTGCGTGGCCGTAGTCTATCTACTACAATACCCACATCCGGGAATGTATTGAGTTATGATGGTACAAGCTGGACGCCTTCGGTTGCAACCGGAACAACTTATGCAGCAGGAACAGGATTAACTTTGTCGAGTAATACATTTTCAGCAAATACTACAGTTGCAAATTGGAATGCAAATAAATTACAAGGCTTTTCAATCAGTTCGGCAACTCCAAATCCGGCTCAAATAATGAAATATACAAGTTCGACATGGACTCCTACTGATGAAGTTTCTTATGTTGCAGGCACCGGATTAACCCTATCATCAGGTACATTTTCACAGATTGCGCATTCAGGCGATGTTTCAGGAACAAATACACTTACAATTGTTTCTTTAGCAGGTACAGGATTGGATGCAACCATTCCAAGTTTAGGTCAGGTTTTGGGTTTTGATGGATCAAAATGGATTCCCCGAAATACATATATTGCAAAGGTATCAAGCACAACTACATTAACTCCCATTGCATTAACGACTGAATATTTTCTGATGGTTACAAACGGATCAACGGCAATTATATTAAATCTACCTACAGCAATAGGTATAAAAGGCACAATGTATATAATTAAGAAATGTGATGCAGAAGGATCTGGAACTATCACAATTTATCCAGTAGGAGGTCAATATATAGATCAGCAAGCTAACATTCAATTGGCAGGTTCATCCAGGGGCATTTATAGGCTTATTTCAGACGGAGTTAATTGGTTCACTTGGTAAAAATTTAAATTAAAAATAACGATTATTATGAAAAGAATAACATTAAAATCACTTACAAAAAGCCAAAAAATAAATATACTGGGTAACTCGTTTATTTATAATTTGCTGATAAATGTAAAAACCGGAACACCGGCAATTAAAATCGGTACAACAGCAGGAGGGGATGAGATACTCGCTTCTGCCAGTTATACAGGATTTAACTTTTTACATCTGGAAAAATACTTCTCAACTCTCACAATCATATATATCACGATTACGGGAGTTTCAACAACTGATATTCAGGTTCAATTTGATAATTTC